TGTAGTGTCGCAACAGATAGCGCAGCCAACGGTGTAACAACTTTTGCCGCCCAGGTTTCTGGCGATGGTTTACAATCAGGACAAGAAACAATAGTTTTCGCTGGAGCTGGTGTAGATGGTACACCTGCTTCTAATGGAGCTACAGTTTCAGCATTCAGTCAAGATGTTAACATTCCATGTATAGCATCTAACCAGGTAAGCGTTGCAGTTGCAATGTCTGGAGATACTGGAACCTGTGAAGCAGCAATAACTTTAGTATTCCAATAGGTTATCAATGGTTCGCAACAGGCAAGGTCTAGCGCCCTGGTCTCTTTCTAGAGAGGCAGGGATTGAGTCCGCAACAGTAGACGGAACGATAGAAGTACCTCAATATGTGCAGCCTGTTTTAGATACTGGTTTCGTAGATGAAAAAGGAAACTGGAAAGGTGTAAAATCAAGCGATGAATTATTTAGAGGAATAACAACGCATGAAGCTGTAGCTAATAGTGGCGTTACTTTAAGCCCTCAAACGGAAAATTTTACAAGCATAGACATGACAGGGTATAGTAATATATTTATTGCTATTAAACCAACTAATGGAGGCAATTATGCTACTAATGCAGTAATGGGGCCCGATGATAAACCCTTTGCAAACTTAAGTCCTGTAGATGCGGCAGTAGATCTAAGGGGATGTATTCGACGCAATGACTTTGATAGCATACTTGTGGATTCAGCCGACAGTTTAACAGCCGATGTGTGGAATATATTTATTATAGTTTCTCAATTACAAGACCAAAAGCACTTTCAATTTAAAGTCGTAAATAATAGTGGAGCTGAAAGTACAATACAAGTTGCATTTATGAGGTTGGTATAATGCCTAAGAAGAAATTAACAATAACAAACGTAAGAAAAAAGATGCGTACATTAACAAACGCAACATATGATCTCTTATTAGATAAGATGGGACATGCAAATAGTAGCGTGCCAATGTCGGTGCCTAAACTCCTGGAGATGCATAAAGCAATTCAGAGCGCAGCTAAGCGCATTAAATGAGTAGTACCATCTATAACATTGAATTCCCAACGTGGCTTAATGACAAACGATCAGTGGAACAATTACTTGTCCGCTTGGTGTTGGTCTATCTTACAGGAAAAGAGTCGGGTGTCATCTGATGGCTTACGCACTCATACCCGATGGTTATACATTAAAGAAAGTAACAAAGGACGAGAAGCAAGCAGTAAACGAAAAGCGTCGCCATGATGATGTTGTAGCTGTATTAAGCAATGAAGCGGCCGCAACGGGAATAATTGCTTTGAGTGCTATAGTGGCAAGTGGAAGCTTACTTGCTGCGTTTATGAAGTTGTTAAAAGAAAAAGTAACCTTATCTAAACAAGATGAAGAGGCATTAGAACAAGCGTTTTTGGATGCATCACTATTACTACTGCCAATTAGTCCGGCTGCATTTGCAGTTCCTGCTGCTAAAGCTACCGCAGAAAGATTAAGTAAGTGGATTAGCAAACTACAAAAAAGCGGGGATATTATAACATGAACTTAGGACCATTATTAGTATTAGCGAAGCTTTTTGGGGGTCTCGGTCTCACTCAAACTATAGGCCCTCCCGCTCCTGATGTTCCACCTTCTGAAGTAAGACCTACATGTGGTCCTGGCAAATATGCATACAAGGATCCTTTGACGGGTCTGTGGACTTGTCTAACAATACCTAAAGGAAGATAAATGGAAATTGATGCCTACACATTGTTAGCCTATGCCATTGTCTGGACTGTTTTTTATTGGTTCTTATCGCAATATATAGCGGAGTTATCAAGACAGAAGTGGACTAAATGGGTGGAATCTAATGAATCAGATGAAACTTTACTAAATGCATTAAGTGTTATAGTTGACGAAATAGAGGATCGTATGCATGATAAATTGGAACACTTTCAAAAATCTTTTTTCGGATCACTTGGTAATGCTAGTAAGAAATTAGATGATGCCACAGGTCGGACCACAATTAAAGCATTAACGAAAGACAATCCAATAATGGGCTTTGTTGCCGAATACATGATGAAACGGGGTGGTTTAGCCCAATTAACGGGGCAAGATAGCACACAAACAGCCCAAATCACGCCCGAGAGTAGTAGTAAAATAGGCCTAAAGTAGTGGGTGACAAGCCTCTAGGGGTTTTATTCCGCGTCAAATACTAGGAAAAGGCTACACTAAACGTTTGTAACAACAAACAAAAAAGAGTTTATCGTCTAATAATAATAATAATAATAATAATAATCCGTCATATATATATGTATAATAGTTTTTGAAAGAAGCCTTAACTCTGTCTAGCAAGTTGGTATATACTCTGGTCACCAGTATGGTAGGTATGAGAGACCTACGAGAAGTCGAATGTAAAGCTTGTAAAAAAATCGGTTTGACATGTTATGCGCAATGTCGAGATCCGAAGTGTGCCGCAATCCATGAAGTCCAGGTGATTGAATGAATGGTAAACACGATTTTAATTTTACTAACCACTGTATAAAATGTAAACGTCGTTTTAATGATTGTATAGATAAAAGAGGTAAGGTAATGGAGAACTGCTATGACATTTAAACGTAAAGTAATCAAACTGCATCCTGATGTAATGGCAATGCTAGAAAAGTACAAAGACAAAATACATGATCATATGTCAAAGAGAAGAGTACCATTAACCTGGAATGAATTTATTGTAGCGATTTGCAGCGACTGGGAGAACGGGAGATCTAAATGCGGATGCGGAATGTTCTACGATTGTCCGCACTGCCATCACACCAGGCGTTACTTCCAGGCTAAGCAAAGAGAAGAGTATGATTAGAGGAAAATGTATTCACGGTTTAAGTCATTGTAGACACTGTTGTAAGCGATGCATCGCAGTTAAGTAGCTACCCATAAATGAGTTAGTCGGGGTATGTTAGGCATCACCCCCACAAGGATAAAAATGGTAGCAAGACGTAAAGCACCTCGTAGACGAGGCAAGAGAACATTTTCAGTTAACCTAATTGAGACTGGAGCAGGTTTAGCTTTCCTGGATGCAGCAAATGCAGGAACAGCAGCACAGTCAATGATTAAGGGAGATATAGCAGGTGGACTCAAAACATTGAGTTCAGCATTTAAGTCCAACAAGGACGCAATGATTCGAATTGGAGCTGGAGCTCTAGCAGCTAAGTTAGTTGTTGGAAGTCTCGGAGGATCCAAAATACTAGGGGCGATCGGACCCTTAAAACTCCGTGCATAGGAAAAATTATGTATAAAACAAATAGGAAAGGTGACTGAGCGTGGCCTTTTATCGTACTAGGGAAGGTCAAGTAACGGCTGCTGATTCATTCACAGCAATTACAGGACTATACGGACAAAGCACCACAGCATCGATTCAGGTACCAGCCGGATCTAGCGCCATTGTGGGTATGATTTGTAGTGTCGCAACAGATAGCGCAGCCAACGGTGTAACAACTTTTGCCGCCCAGGTTTCTGGCGATGGTTTACAATCAGGACAAGAAACAATAGTTTTCGCTGGAGCTGGTGTAGATGGTACACCTGCTTCTAATGGAGCTACA